ATCCACAGTCGGTTGCGGAAGTAAGCAAGGGTGGTGATTCGGGACTGCTTCCCGTTCTTGAACGGCGTCGGGCCGGGGTTGTTGCCGAGGTCACCAGAGGTTCGGTGGGCCCAATCAACCTTCGTCCACTCCCACTGCGTGAGGCCAGTGCCAGCATCGAAGCCGACGAACTGGATCTGCATGGGCATGCGCTTCGAGTCGATGACGGAGTACCCATCGGGGGTACGAACCTTCATCGTGTGAGGCGCCGTCTGGGACTTCATGATGTAGTAGCCCGGGGCTTGGCCTTGGAAGCCGCCCTGAACGTAGTACACCTTGCCCTCTGCACTGTTCTCGTGCGGCGTGGTGCTGGGATTCTCGAGGCCGTAGAGAGCCGCGAGCATCTCCTCAGCGTTGTTGTTGCCTGATTCGACATCCACATCCGGCGGCGGGAAGCGCAGGTCCTGAAAGGTCGGAACCGACTGGCCCAGATAGGGCTTCGAGGGGTCCGGATACTTCCAATCCTTCACGCTAATACGCGCGGCGGTACGGTCAGTGACGTCCTTCCAGTTAGCAACGTCGTCGACGCTGACATCCGGGGTTGTCAAAGACTTCACCGAGTAGATCAGGGAGGTGGTACGGGTTGCACCAGTCTGCGATCCGTTAAGGTAGAGCACGGTAGTACCTGACGCATAGCTCTCGAAGGGACTCCAGTAGGGCGCGATGCCCTGCGGGTCCACCTCGGAGGCGGTCAGGTAGTCAACCTCGCGCCCAATCCCGTCCTCAGTCCACGGATCACCAACGGTACCGGAGCCGATGAACCGGCCGTCAAGGCCAACCTCGAGCCAGAGCGTGGTGTCGGCAGCAGGCTGCGCCGGGATGCCGGTGTAAGCGTCGTAGATGTAGTCAGCAGTGGTCACCGCCTTCGGCTTGCTAGTGTAGCCAGCGAAGACTTCAGTGTTCAGGAACAGAAGGCTCTGCGCCTGAGCCACAAACTTGAGGCCATTCTCGCCGCCGTAGGTCAGATAGGCGCGGACATCAGGGTCGATCTCCGTGTCGGTCTGCGTGGCAGGCGTATGATCCTCAAAAGACTGAGTGTTTGGGTTGAAATAGAAGACGTAGTAGAGGAGATCACCGGATGCCGTAGCATCTCGGTCGATTCCGATCAGAAAGCGAACGTCGTCGCTGAGCGAGTGCCAGAAGAACTGGACATTATCGCTCACTGCAATCGGCAGCTCATAGCCGTTGTAGTTCTCGTTGGAAGGATCACCCTGAAACGGGATCTGCTCCACGCCGGGACGCTTCTCAACGGAGCGTTCGACGGTACAGAGGACGTTCTCGAGGATTTCGGCTTCCTTGGGGAGTCGCTTCGGCGGGGCCTGACGGCCAACGCCGCCAGAGAGCGTGTTGATCGGGATCGTGGTAGTGAGCATCTTGCCCCGTCGAGGGTTATTCATTAGCTAGTCCTTCCCCGCCAGTAGCGGAAGTTGGGATTCACGACCGCCGCGTTCTGTCGGAACACGGAACGGCGCTGAACCGGGGACTGGTTACCGAAGATCGTTCGGCCCTTGCTCTCGATGTCACGCGACTTGCCAATGTAGCCGTAGATCGACTCGTCAGCGGCAAGGTATGCGTCCATCTCACCATCACCCTGCACCAGCATCTGGTAGCGACGGGCAGCGGAGGCGACCACGGCACGCTGCATAGGCGTGTCCATGTCTTCCCACTCCACTCGAACGGTGAGGAGAGACTTCAGTTCGTTGTCTTCGTACGCGGTCCAGATGTCCGTCTGCTCCGTGACGTTCCACAGGTATGGCACACCGTCGTTCTGGACGGAGACACGGACCTGATCGCCGTCATCGGTGAAGAGCACGGTGTGGAAGTCAAGGGAGATCAGGGTCTGAGGGAGGTAGATCCGCTTGGTGACGGGGTCTACCTGCAGCGTCTTGGGGTACTGATTGTTCGCCAGCCCACGAAGCTGAAGATCGTCGGTATACTGATCAAGAATGTATTCGGCCATGGACGTATCCACGCCGGATTGGTTTGCGAGGTCGGCCACAATGGCCTCACCAGCCGCCAGAAGAATCTGGTTGACGGCGTCAAGTCGAGACATAGCACCCATTGGGCACCTCCTTTATGTTAGAGGAAATAAGGACCCCGGCCCGAAGACCGGGGACCCCAATTGAAGAGGGTCCTGACTCACATCACTGGGGAAGGAGTAGGCAAATACGCCGCCCGGAGTTTCCCCCGGACGACGCAAGATAGAGTTAGATCACCACCCTTCGTCTTTATCCTTACCGAATGGTACCCCACTAAGGGGAGAGAGGACCTAACGAAGGGTAATCATTAGCTCGCGGCGTAGCCGTTGTCGCCACCGATGGCGGTAGCCACTTCCGCGCGGGTCAGCGCGGCGCCCGACGGGGTGAGGGTGTCGTCAACGACGACCTTCGCAAGCTCGGGCTTCAGGACGCCGGTGCCCGAGAGCATCGAGGCGACGGTGAAGGTGGTGTTGCGACGGATGTCGTCCTCGGTGTCAACGACGAGGCCGGTCTTGCGGACCGCAGCCACGGCGTCGGGGCACCACAGGAGCGCCTTGACACCAGCGGCGTTGCCGTTGATGTTGTAGCGGGACTCGCCAACCGGGGTGCCGGTCGCGTTGGTCCAGTCGTTGGGCATGTGGTTCGTCTTGACGATCGTCACACCCATGTAGACGAGGCTGTCGCTGAGGCTGTTGAGCCCAGCGCGGAAGCCTTCGCCGAGGCCGCCCGCCGCAGCAACGCCGCCGAAGAACGGCTGAGCGTTCTGCGCGGAGGCCGCGCTGTCAGCAACGCCGAGACGACGGATCTGCTGGAAGAGACGCGGACTGACGGCGCAGTAGCACGCACCAGCGGGGACGTCGTTCTCCTGCAGGTCGACGCAGAAGTCCTCGATTGCCTCGAGAACCTTGAGCGCCGCATCGGGATCGAAGGCACCGAGAGCAGCATCCTGGAACGGCGCCGGGAACTGCACGGGGCGCGGATCGAGAGCGATCTTGGCAGCCGACGCGGCGTGGGTGATGAACGCGGCGACCTGCTTGTCGCGGGCGTTCGCGAGGGTCTGACCAGCCTGACGCGCGAGTTCCTGACGGTACTCCCACTGGGTGATCATAAGGTCGACGTTGTCGAGCTCGAAGTGCGCAGCCATGGGACGCGCGTCAAGCGAGATCGCGAAGGTCTCGGTCACCGAGCTGTCGCCACCGACGAGGTACTCACCGGCCGCCCAAGCTTCCTTGAGGGCAACGGTGCCGGTCATCGGGAACTCGATGGTGCGACCGCTGTCGATCATGCGGCTGGTGACCATCGGCTCGAACATACGGTACTCGTCGTAGGCGTGAAGGACTTCACCACTCCAGATAGGAAGCCAGAGCTTACCGGCGTCGTTGCCAGCGGAGATCGAGGTGCCCTGAGTCAGGCCAGCACGATAGGAAAGATCGCCAGCGGCGAGAGAGTTAGCAGCGGAAATAGACATTACTATTCTCCAAAGAAACGAAAGTTATGAAAGTTACAAAGAAACACTAAACACACTAAAGTCAGTATACATCTTGATGTGCGGGTGGTGGTCGATTGCTCACGCTGAGGGTGAATCCCTGCCACAAGGACCAAGGGATGCGGGAGAGCTAGCTCACAATGGAGGAGATCACCGAATCACTTGATCGTACGCCAATCAGTAACAGACGCCCGCGACTCAACCGCACGACGGAACGCATCGTCACGCTTGAATCGGGGGTTGGACATGTCCATACGGTATTCCGCCATGGACTTATATCCGGGGAGCTGGCCGGGACGCGCGCCCGACGGGGTAACAGCTCCGGGAACCTTGGTCTTCGGCTCGGCCACCACAGGGTTGGCCGCGTCGTAGGCCGCAGTCAGGCCGCGAAGTGTCAGCTCTGAGCTGGGACCAGCCAGACCTTGCTGAAGAGCTCGCAACTGCTCTCCAGAATAGGCCGTGCTCGCCCAGCGCAGCACCTTCGACAGCTTCTCCCCACCGCCAACAATCTCGGACGCCTTCGAGAAGGCTTCCTTGCGCTTGGCCTGTTGGGCAATGAGGAAGTCGTTGATCATCATCTCCGTGAAGCCCGTCATACGACGGATCTCATCACGGGTTTCAGCCGAGAGCTGACCAGTCTGGCTGACCTCAGAGGTCCAGCGAGCGTAGTCGGCTTCAGTTGCCTTTCCGGTTGCCTTCGGTTCCTCTTCAGGAACCTCAGGAGCCTTCTCCGGCTCCGGAATGCGCAGCTCATCGAGCATGTCTTCCGTCGTCGGCTCCGCAGGGGCCGCCGGAGCAGCCTCGGCGGGAGCCGATTGGGTGGGCTCAACGTAGTCGGGGTTGTTGGTGTTACCCGACATCTCGTACTGACGCTTCAGCTCAGCCATCTCCTGCTGAGTCTGAGTGTACGCGGCCTGCGCACCCTTCAGCGAGTCGAACCATTCACCAGCGGACTTGAAGTTCTCGGGGATCTTCTGTCCCTGATCCTTCACGTACCGCTCGAACATGGCTCGCTCATGGGCGTGCTGCTTAGTAGCGTTGTCAGCCAAGGGATCTGCCTTGACGGACTCGAGACCAGCCATGGCCTCGGTCGTCATAGGCGCATCAGCACCCGGGGTCTCCGAAACCGGAGCATCCTCGGGCGCACGATAGTCGTTCAAGTTCTCATCACTCATAGTTGTTCTCCTAAAGTGAATCACATCGGGGGTTGCATGGGTTGCTCAGCACCCGGCGGCATTCCGCCTTGGGCCATAGCCTGCTGGGCAGCCATCATAATTCCCTGCTGAGCCGCTCCGCCGACGCCCTGCGCGATGCCCTGAGACATCGCAGCGTTCGCCTGCTGTTGAGCAGCCTTCGCAGCCTGTTCATCACGCTTGGTACCGAGCTCCTCCTCGGACAGGATCCAGTTACGCGGATCGAAGCCAAGCGAGCCAATCAGAGCCTTGCCGTACTCGTCCCACCGGAAGTGCGAAAGCGCCTCGGGCGGAAGGTTACGCACCATCTCGCCGAGCTGCATGAGCTTCTGGAGGTCTGCGTCACGGGACAGGGCCTGAAGGCCAGTCACCACGTTGACCGACAGTCGGCCATTGATGGTGAACTCTTCACGGAGCCGTTCATCGAGCTCGCCGTCACGCAGCATAAGCGTGATGGTTCGCTTGACGATGGGCTCAAGCATGCTACGGGCGATCGCCGAGAAGGCGCCACCCAGTACATTCTCAATTTCCATCCCCATCATGCGGACCTCGGTCGCGGTGACACGCTCAGCCGAGCGGACGCCAGCGGATCCAGTAAGGAACGCTTGGGCCACCTCTCGTCGCATGGTCTCCACTGCTGTCTGGGACGCGGAAAGTTGCGGCGAAAGGCTTTGAGCCGGGGAAATGGTGAACATGTTATCTGGTCTTACTCCAACGAAGGAGCCGGAGGGATAACCTGCGAGATCATCGACGTCTACTGGTGAGGCGGGATCGACTCCAATCCAGAAGGTGGAGGCGGCAACCATGCCCTTGATCATACTCTCAGTGTAGGCTTCGAGGGTCTCGATGTCGCCGAGGACTTCCT